TTTAGACGAAGCTGCATTCATTGAGAACATAGATACTATATGGGCAGCAGCTTTCCCCATAATTTCCACAGGTGGTTCAGTAATTGCATTATCTACCGTTAATGGTGTTGGTAATTGGTTTCATAAACAATATGTTGGAGCTAGGCGTGGGGAAAATACTTTTCATGCTATTGATATTAGCTGGAAGGATCATCCGCAATACCATCGCCATGCTGGCTACGAGTTTATGTATGAAAAACTTAAAGCCCAAGATCCACCGATTGATATCGACAAGTGGGAAGCTACTACACGCGGTGCTATTAGCCATAAGGAATGGCTTCAAGAATACGAGGCAGAATTCCTCGGAACAGGAGATACATTCATAGATGGTGAGATACTCAAACAACTTAAAGAACAGGTCAATGATAACTTTTCGACGAAGTTCAACAACCGGCTCAGGGTCTGGCAAGGACCTGATCCACGATTTGATTATATTATTGGCGTGGATACTTCTATTGGTCGCGGTCTCGATTCATCTGTAGCCCAAGTTATTAATCTTTATAACGGTGAACAGGTTGCGGAGTTTAAGTCTGACCGCACCCCAATCAATGAGTTTGCTAACATGCTTGTCCAGATAGCTAGGGAATATAACACTGCTTACATTATTCCTGAACGTAACTTAATTGGACACAACTTAATTTACCAGATTAAAGAAATTGAACAATATGAAAACCTATTCTTGGACGAAAAGCATGAGCCTGGGATACAGGTTGCAGACGCAAATAAGCGTCAAATGTTAGTTCAATTAGATGAAGCAATAAGATTAAATAAAATTAAAATTAATTCTGAACGCACAATAGATGAACTTTTAACTTTTATTATCGACGAAGTGGGTAGATATACTGCGGATGTTAATTGCCATGACGATTTAATTATGGCCTTATCCTTCGCGGTATTCGGTTTTAATGAATTAAGAGGCAGCACCCCCATGATTCAGCATAGACCTAATGATGATAATAAATTTAATTTGCCTATTTCCCAGTCTAAATACTATATTAGAACCCCCGGTGGGCAAATCCACGAAGAAGATCTTAAATGGCTATTAAGTTAAACGAAACTGGTTACACTCAATTTACTCCTAGCAGGGGTAGCATCTCTAGTTGGTTCGGCTCTTGGTATTATCCTATTGGGAGAACGGGTAAGTTCTTTGCTAAGTTCCTATCTGGAAGATCTAAGCCTGAGATTGATAGCACAGGAACTACTCCTCAGGAAATAGTTCCACCACAGCCACATCCATTAGAGGGTGATACTTTATTAAGAAGAACTCCTCTTGGTAGCATAAGTCCATTTAAGGCTACCCAAACTATCCCGATTAATGAAGAGGAAATTGAACGTCGTAGACGTTATCAGGAGTTTGAGGACATGGATGATTATCCTGAGGTTGCCGCTGCATTTGATATTTACGCAGATGATTCAACTCAGGATAACTTAGATGGAACTAAGTGGAACTTTGAGACTGACGATGAGCTTATCAAAGAAGAACTAAAAACGTTCTTTGAAGATATTTCATTAGGTCATTTTCTTTGGGATATCGTTAGAAACACTGTAAAATACGGTGATTGTTTTATAGAACTTGTAGTTGATGTAGATAACATTGCTCGTGGTATCCAAAAAATTAAGATATTAGATCCAAATTACATTTACCGTATTGAAAATAATCTAGGTATTTTAACTGACTTCTTGCAAGAAATACCTGTTCAAACAGATTCTACAATCTTTGGCAAGATAGGTGCAACCACCGCACAAAGAATTGTAACGCCTTTGGATAAGAATCAGATTGTGCATTTCAGAATGTTTACGTCTGATCCCACTTACTATCCTTATGGCAAATCAATCGCTGCTGCTGCAAGAGCTATTTACAAGTCATTAAAGATGATGGAAGACGCGATGTTAATTTATCGTCTAACTCGCGCACCCGAGCGTCGTATATTCTATATTGATACTGGAAATCTCCCAGCTTCTAAGGCTGAACACTATCTTGAGATGCAAAAGAGCAAGTTCAAGAAGGAAAAATACTTTAATCGTCAAACCGGAGAAATTGACGCAAGATTTAATCCTCTTAGCCAGGATGAAGACTTCTTCGTATCCGTCAACGGTAAAGGTTCAGGAACTAAGATTGATACTCTAAAGGGCGCTGAGAATCTCGGAGAGGTTGACGACGTTAAGTATTTCCGTGACAAGCTTTTAGCTACACTTAAGATTCCTAAGGATTATATTGTTGAAAAAGAGCAATCACCTGAACGCAAAGCTAATCTAAGCCAATTAGATGTTAAGTTTGCCAGAGTTATTTTAAGAGTTCAGCAATGTGTTCAAATTGGCTTAGAGACTATTGCTAAGAGGCATTTATTAATTAAAGGTTTCCCACCCTTAGCAGTATCTAAACTTAAGATTAAACTTCCCGAGCCATCTGATATGGCTGCTAAGAGACAATTAGATATTGATGAACAAAAGGCAAGACTTGTTCAAGCTGTTAAAGGTTTAAGTATATTCCCCATAGAATACATCTACAAGGAATATTACCAAATGAATGACTCTGAGATTGATGACATGAAGAAGAAGCTTGAAGAGCAGTCTAAAGATCCTGTAATGGGCGCTATAGCTGCTGGAATGCCCCCAGGCGGAATGATGGGTGGTGCTCCTGGTATGGGTGGACCCCCTGGCATGGGAGCGCCCCCAGGGGCTGGTCCTGGACCTATGGAAGCTGGTGGCCAAGAAGGTGCTGAGAATGTCCCTCCGACCCAAATGGAGGAAATTAATTACTCTGAACTTAAAAAACTTATGTTATCTGAGGGTTTAAGTGAGGAAGCAATTAAAATTGTAGAAGAATTATCGTCAGATAAGGAATTAAATAAAATTTAAAGGTTTAAATTCCCTAGATACTTTTGTAAAAGGTTATTATCCATGTTAACTAATTTATTTGAATCACGTAACAAAACTTTCCTAAACCTAGTCAAGCTAGGAGATTATATTGGCAGATCATTAAGAGAGAACGTAGAATTGTTCTCAGTTGATGATACCTCAGTTACTTATCTTACCGAATCTGGTAAAGCAATAAAAGGTAACTTTGATAGATCTGCTTTAAGTTTAACTAATATTAAAGTAGAAAATGCTAATATATTTGAGAATAAGGAAGTTTATTCTAAATTAGTTGATAAGAAAGTTAACGGCTTCCTTGCTGACATACTAGAAAATGATCTTGAGAAGGTTCAAGAGAGTTTTGATTCTATTCTAGGTCTATGGGAAACCAGACTGCACTTTGATAGAGCCAAGGCTAGATTAAGTTCCAAGTCCGAAAGATTTGATGAGAAACTTAAAATTATAGCCACCCCTGAGTTCCAAAGAGTTGTCGAACTAAAGAATGACTTAGTTAAACTACTCAAGGAATCTGATAACTTTATTAATATTCCAGAAATCAGAAATACGATAAAGTTGTCCTCAGTAATTTCTAAGTCATTTAATGTTCCTAAGTTAGATTACGAGACTTTAGCTGAGTCACAGTCTTATCAAATTCCCAACACAGTTAATCATACTCTTTATGATCACTTGTGCAAGCAAGAACTTATTGCCAAGGAGTTTGTTGAGTCTAAGAACGACTTGGAGCATGTTTGGATAATTAACGATAAGATTCAAAAGCTGCCATCATTCATTTACGAGTCTGATGAAAATGTAATGCAACTAGTTGCTGAGATTGTTTCAGAGCTACCATACTTTGCTATGGCGACTAAGAAGCAGCTAACCTCACTCGTTGAGGGCAATCTGGATTTGCTAGTTGATAAGAATGTAGTTCCAGCTAAGGACATTAGAGAGTTCGTAGCTAAGATATTTGAATACAAGAAGCCTGTAAGAAATTACGTTGTAAATCTTCTAAACGAGAAGTATGGTGTTAACATTCAAAGTCTTACGGATACGCCAACTTTTGATTCCCTTATCAAAACTCAAATTTTGATATTTGAATCCTTGGCCAAGTTAAGCCCAAAGAACTCAGTGCTAAAGAAAGTTCTTTATGAGTTCTCTGAGTGCTTGAAGAACAAGAATGGTATCGAATCAATTGATGTAACTGACTTCCTAAATGAAGTGTTTGAAGAGTGTGAATACACTTCAATTCTTAATGAAACTACTTTGATGAACTATTTGAACTTTGACAAGGTTGCTGATGATCTTGGCAAGATTGGTCAAGTTCTAAAAATGATTCAAGCTGGTATGGGAATGGGTGGTGGTGCGCCCATGAGTGGCGGAATGGGTGCTCCTGCTGGTGCTGGAATGGGCGCTGTTCCAGGTGTTGAGGGCGCTGCTAAAGCTATGGCAGAACCAATGCAACCTGGAGAAGGTGAGTATGAGGAAGACGGCGGGGAGCTAGCTGGTATGGGAGAACTTCCAGACATGGAAGGTGAAACCGGGGATCAAATGCCAGCAATGGACGCTGCCGATGCTGCTGCTGAAGTTCAGGGTGAAGAAGGTGAGGAAGAGGAAGGTATGAACCCTGATAAGTTTGGTGATGATATTGAGTTAGTTGACAAGGGCCAACTAGTCGATGATCTCGCTGAGTTAGAGGAATTAATCGCAACTCTCAAGAGTGATATGGGTATGGGTGGTGAGAAAGGTGGTGGTGAGTTTGGTGCCGAAGGTGAAGAAGGAGAGGATGAAGAGGGGAGTGGCGAAGAGTTTGGCGGTGAGGAGGAAATGTCAGATGAGGAAGGTGGTGAAGAATCTTCAGGTGAGGTAAGTGAGGATGAAGCTGAAGATGCTATCGAGTCTGATATAGGATCTGAAGATTCTGAATCAGAGGGAGGTGGTGAGGAGGAGGGTGAAGAACCTAAATTTAAGCCAAAGAAAAAGAAATCAAAAGACACTAAGCCTGAATAAGTAGGATAAACTAATATGAGTATTGGCCCTCGGGACAAGCCCTATCCCTTAGTTACGCACATAGATAGCGTAACTGGGAAACCTGTAAAGCTGGCCGAGGCTAGTGCTATTTACGTAAGTAGCGTATCAGCAATATCCATAAGTGCAACTAATTATTATAATTTACCACAATCAGCTTCTTATTTAAGTGGTTTATTAGATGTATCCAATCCTCTAAATGCTACCACTGGACAATCATTAATTTGGAGTTCAACCAAGTGGATTGCATCATCAGTAGCATTTAGTCCTAATGTAACAAGCCTTGCTGGCACTGGAGTATTTGCAACTACGGCATCATTGGCTGCATATGAGACTACGGCATACTCCAGAAATAATTACGTATTAACTTCAACCAATAATAATCTAAGCTCTGCATTTTCCAATCACCTAGCTTCAGCAGTTCACTGGGATTTAAATACACTTAATACAAATTACATCAATGCATCTGGTGACTCAACTAATGCAGGCTTTTACTTTAGCAGTCTAAGTGGAACTACCATAAGTGCAACTACTTATCAAAATCTTCCACTGGGCGGGTATGCAACAACTGCACAGTTACAAGGTTATGAAACCACTGCATATGCTCGTAACACGTATGCAACCACTGCGTCATTACAATCGTATGTATTAACTTCAACTAATAGTAACCTTAGCTCTGCTTTCAATAATCACTTAGCATCCGCTGTTCACTGGGATTTAAATACTCTTAATACAAATTATATTAATGCTTCAGGTGATTCAACAAATGCTGGATTCTACTTTAGCAGTCTTAGTGGAACAACTATAAGTGCTACAACTTATCAGAATCTCCCATTGGGCGGATACGCTACAACTGCTCAATTGCAAGGATATGAAACCACTGCATATGCTAGGAATACATACGAAACCACAGCTTACGCGAGAAACACTTACGAAACGACTGCATACGCTAGAAATACATACGCTACAACGGCATCACTAAGTAATTATATAACCACAGGTAACGGTAGATTTAGTAGCGTAACAGGAACTAACTTTAGTGCGTTAAATATTAGTGCAACTAATGTAACTGGAGTTGCAGCAAATTTTAGTTCTGTAAGCAGTAATATATTTTATTTAAATGGTGGTAAGAAAAACTGGATTTATTATGGAGATCCAGTAAACGGTAATATTACCCAATCTGGTGGAACTAGTGGTCTTTGGTTTAGTGCTACTGCTTCATTATTAGCAAATGACCCAGCAAATGGCTCTGGAACTTTGTTTGTTCAAAGGGTAGCTATTGATTCTAATGGTTTAATACTAGGTCAATTTATAGAAAATGTTGGTGCAACTGCAATACCGCCCCTAAATGATACTCCACCAAAATTTAATCCTTCTCTTAGTTCACGTTACAGAATTCTATACTTAGGCCCAAGTGGTAATATTGGTAACTTAAGTACAACTTACTTTGCAGATAGCGATTTACCCCTTGATACGCTAGTTACACCAAATCTATCATCTTTAAATGATATTGTTGCTGACATAAATTTGTATGTTTTAAATGGTAATGCTTACATTAAAACTATAAGTGCTACTACCTATCAAAATCTTCCAAGTGTAACTTCTTTAAATGGCACTGGAGTATTTGCAACTACAGCTTCTTTAGCTTCATATGAAACAACTGCATATGCTCGCAATACGTATGCTACTACTGCATCATTACAATCCTACGTATTAACTTCAACTAATAGTAACCTTAGTTCTGCTTTTAATAATCACTTAGCTTCAGCAGTCCATTGGGATTTAGCTACACTTAATGCAAATTATATTAATGCATCTGGTGATTCGGCAAACGCTGAGTTCTATTTCAGTAGTTTGAGTGGAACAACGATAAGTGCAACTACTTATAGAAATCTACCTGCACAAGCTTTAAGTGGATTAAGTGATACTAATATTGCTTCACCACTTTATGGCCAGTCTTTGGTTTGGGATACTTCTAAGTGGGTAGCATCTTCTGTCGCAGGGGGCGGCGGTGGTGGGGGAACTCCCGGAGGCTCAACTACTCAGGTTCAATACAATAGTGGTGGATCTTTTGCCGGTAGCCCTGCAATGACTTTTATTGCGGGAACTAATACATTTAGCGCAACTAATATTGTTTCTGTAAATACAAGTTCTACCAATATTTATCTTGCATCTGCAATACAATTTAATGTTGCTACGGCCCCAACATTAGCGGTTGGTCAATTAGCTTGGAACTCAACTGACCAAACGTTGGATATTCAAACTACTGTTGATACCACATTACAAGTCGGACAAGAACAAGTAATGCTTGTTGAAAATAAATCCGGCGCTACAAT